ATCATCGGCAAGGAGGGACGTGCCAGTATCCTTCGGGAGATCGCAAAAGGGTTGCAAATGTCCGTGGAGGACGTTGTTCCGTCTCGGGAGAAGGAAGGGTATACCGGTCGTATCACCGCACGGGCTGCGATGGCCGCTGCACAGCAGCAGGCACAGCAACCCCAAGGTGGCGCACCGCAAGGCCCTGACGGCTCTCCCAAGGGCGGGATGGAGGCCAATACGGTACAGAGTCGTGTAAGTGGGATGGCGGCATGATCAAGCCTGAGCCACACATCATCAAAGGACTGGCGCAAGCTGTCCGGCAACACCCAGAACTTCTGGCGTGGATGGAAGGTGTGCTCGCGCATGAGATGAAGCGTCTCCCGTATGCGGTTGACAATCCGGCAGTGTTTCAGGGGCGCTGTCAGATTGTGGTCGAACTCATTGAGTTCGCTAAAAACACCCCTGCTATAGCGGCAAAGTTATGATGCAACTCGCCGTCTTTAATCACGCACACCAATAGGAGCGTTCAACATGGCAATCCCAGAGCAAATTCGCAAACAGACCGAGGCAGTTCAGGAGTTGTACAAGCAACTCAACACGGACGACAACACAGGCGCAGCAACACAGGCTGCTGCCGATGGCACCGTCACGCCCGTTGAGAACAATGACAATCAGAACTACGCCGACGAGAATCTTGTTCCGAATAATGCCGCTCCGGCACCCACCAATGAGCAGAAACCGGGTGCCGACAATGTGCCGGATGAAACTGTTACCCAGAAGTACCGAACACTTCAGGGTATGTACAACGCCGAAGTCCCCCGTCTGCACCAGCAGAACCGGGAGATGCAGCAGCGAGTCCAGCAGATGGAACAGTTGCTTGCTTCGATGACTGCCACAAATCCCCAAGCTGCACCAGCAGCCGAGCGTCTGGTCACTGACCAAGATGTTCAGGATTATGGTGAGTCGATTGACATGATGCGCAAAGTGACCCGCGAGGAACTCGGGGCCGTCGCCCAGCGCATTGCAGGACTCGAAGCAACGCTGCGTCAAATGCAGGTGAACGTGGTGCCACAGGTGCAAGCCGTGGCCCAACGCCAGCAAATGAGCGCAGAGCAAGCGTTCTGGGCTGACTTGTCTGCAAATGTCCCGAACTTCCGTCAGATCAATGACAACGCCGACTTCCAGTCGTGGCTGTTGGAGTTCGATCCGATGACTGGGGTGACTCGGCAAACGTTCCTCGATGACGCCCAGCGGTCGCTTGACTCTCGGCGTGTCGTCAGTTTCTTCCGCACTTGGCTAGAGTCCACTGGACAAGCCGCCGTTGCTCAATCCACTGGGAACTCTCCCAACTCTGAGTTGGAGAAACAGGTTTCCCCCGGTCGCTCACGGAGCACCGGAACCCCTGCGTCCGCCAACCAAGGCAAGACCTACAGCCCTGCTGACATCCAGAAGTTCTTCAACGATGTCCGCGCCGGGAAGTACAAAGGCCGAGAGCCGGAGCGTTCCCGAATCGAACGCGATATTTTCGCTGCCCAGCGAGAAAACCGCATTACCGCAAATGCCTGATTAAAGGAGTTACATCATGTCTTATCCCGTCTCCCCCGGTCGCCCAAATTACAGCGGCAACTTCATTCCCGAAATCTGGTCGGGCAAACTGATTGAGAATTTCTACGATGCCACCGTGCTCGCAGCGATCTCGAACACCGACTACGAAGGTGAAATCCGCCAGTACGGCGACGCCGTGAACATCCGCACCACGCCGGAAATCACCATCCGCGACTACGTGAAGGGCCAAACCCTGACCGTGGAAAATCCTGACAAGCCAAAAATCCAACTGTTGATCGACAAGGGCGAGTACTTTGCCTGCGTTGAAGACGACGTGGACAAGGTTCAGTCGGACATCAACCTGATGGATACTTGGACGAAAGACGCTTCCGAGCGTATGAAGATCAAGATCGACCAGCGCGTGTTGACCGACATCCTGCCCGGTATCGGCGCTTTCAACAAAGGTCTAACCGCTGGCGAGCAGTCTGCGTCGTTCAATCTTGGCACCACTGGCTCTCCGCTGACTGTGACCAAGGACGGCGCTTCCAGCACCACCTCCGTTGTTGACCTGTTGGTTGACCTCGGCACCGTGCTGGATGAAGCCAACTCCCCTGAAGGCGACCGCTTCGTGGTCATCCCCGCCAAGATGGCTGGTCTGATCAAGAAGTCCGAACTGAAGGACGCTTCGCTCACCGGCGACAGCATGTCCATCGTTCGCAATGGTCGGCTTGGTATGATTGATCGTTTCACTGTCTACGTCAGCCACAACCTGAGCGTGTCTTCGGGCAAGTACAACATCATCGCCGGTCACAAGATGGGCTTCACGTTCGCATCGCAGATGACGAATATGGAAACCATCCGTTCCGAGTCCACCTTCGGCAACATCGTCCGTGGCCTTCAGGTCTACGGTTACAAGGTTGTCAAAGGCGAAGCTCTAGCCACCGCCGTTGTGCAATTCTGATGACTGGGGGCTTTGGCTCCCATCTCCCATAAACATTGAAAGGAAATCAAAATGACTGCTTTTACCGACTCTCTTGGCTTCAATAAGGGTACCGCTGCGTTCCCCGCTGATGTCACCTCCATCTCGAAGTTTGAAGTAACCTTGGACTTTGCCGCGATCATTGCTGCTCGTTCCGCCGCTGGCGTTGCCGCGCTGGCTGCGACTGACACGCTGCAAGTGATTTCTCTACCTGCTGGTTCCATCGTTTTGGTGGCTGGCGTGAATGTAACCTCTGCGGAGACTACGAACACGACTGCTACCTTTGACCTTGGTTTCACGGGTGGTTCACCATACGCTGCAAATGCGTATGCCAACGACGTTGCGTCTAACGCTACCGGCCTGAAAGCGGCTGATCTTGCAAACCCATCCGTTGTAATTACTGCCGACACGATTGATCTTCTGCTCAATACCGCTGCTCCAGTTAACTGCGTGATGAATGTTTTTGCTATCGTTGCCAACGCCAACTAAACCTCGTGGGGGCTTCGGCCCCTGCTCTTAAAAGGAGAAAATCATGGGTGTTTATCGTGGTATTGCGCAAGACAATGTGACTATTAACAGCGGCACAGCAACATTGCAGACGCTGACTGTGACTGGTGTATTGACTGCCACAGGTGGCGTAACTGGTAAAGTTCGCCTCCCAGTTGCGTCAGTTGCTGCTGCTGGTAGTACTCAAGCTAATGCAACTGCATTAGTTGAGGGCTTAAATGTTGTCTCAGGGGCTGATGCAACCAAGGGTGTAGTTTTGCCTACGGCTGTAGCTGGTGCTATTGTGATCGTCAAAAGCACTACTGCTGCGGTACTAAAGATTTATCCCGCAACTGGCGGGACGATCAATGCACTTTCGGCTAACGGTGCGCTTAGTATTGCTTCATTAACTAGCGTGATGTTAGTTGCTTCGTCTACCACACAGTGGTATTCTTTGCCGCTTCTTCCGTCTTGATGTAAATCGGCAGGGGGCTTCGTGCCCCCTGTTCACATAGGAGATTAGGATGACAGCCAAGCGTATTCCGGCATTGACCGTATTGACCGGCGCACAGTCTGCGACGGACGATAAGCTCGTCATCTTCGATGTGACTGCCAACGAGACGAAGGCAATTACCCTTCAGCAACTGACCATTGCGCAGGCAGCGTACCAACGAGTCCAAAATTTCACCGGCAACGGAAGCACAGTTGCTTTCACGCTGACCTACGATCCCGGCAATGAGAACAACACGCAGGTGTACATCAACGGGGTCTACCAGCAAAAGAACACCTACGGTGTGAGCGGCACGACTCTGACGTTCTCGCAAGCTCCGCCGTTGACTTCGACCGTCGAAGTAATGATCCAGAGGGCCTGACATGCCAACCAACCTCACCGGCGCTACCATCGCCAGCACCTACGACCAACTACTGCATGTTGACGACGGCCCAACCGCAACCGAAAAAACGGTTTACAGCGGCACGGGCGTTGCCACAGCGCTGAAGGTCGGCACCACGTCGGCTTCGGTCGGCAATGTGCAGTTGACCGGCAACACGGTGCAGGCCACCACAGGCAACCTCATGCTGGGTTCCAACATTGCATTCGACAGTGCCAGCAACGCCCGCACGGCGCTGGGCCTCGGCACGATGGCAACCCAGAACTCGGGTGCTGTCGCCATCACGGGCGGCACTGTGTCGGGCGTGGTGTTTAGCGGCTCGTTCTCCGGCATGACGCTGGTCGAGTCCGTAACACTGGCAACTGACAATGCAGCCGCAGGATGCAACCTCAATGGCAGCACACTAGCCGCTGATGGCACCGATGCCAACATCGACCTGAACATCACGCCCAAGGGCACGGGCGAGGTGAACATCACCAACATCGACGTGGTGAGCGGCAAGGTACCGTTCAGCACCATTACAAACCGGGCCTACGCTGCGTTCTCTGATGTTACCGACCAGACGGGTAGCACGACTGTCCCAGCCGCTGTGAAGTTTGGTACGACGGAGGTCGCAGGCGCTGGTATCACTATGGTGACAGATGGTACCAATCTCACGCGCTTGACCTTTGCTGCGGCGGGTACCTATGCTGTGATGCCAAACCTCCAGTTCGCCAACTCGGATACGGCTGACCACGATATAACGGTCTGGTTTGCGCTGAATGGCACGAACATAGCTCGCTCTGCCACCAAAATATCAATACCAAAAGCCTCAGACGGCGGCAGTGCGTTCTTCCAGATCGTGTTCTATGCAACCGTGACCGCAGGGCAGTACATCCAAGTGTATTGGCTTCCCGAGAACGTCGCAGTCACGCTGGACTTCACGGTACCGGTCATTGGGCCACCGTCGATCCCAGCGATCCCATCTGCAATCGTCTCCGCTGAGAGGATTGCGTAATGGCAAAGACACCAGCATGGACTCGCAAGGAAGGCAAAGACCCCAAGGGCGGCTTAAACGCCAAGGGGCGTGCGTCCTACAACAAGGCCAATCCGGGTAAACCCGGACTGAAGGCCCCGCAGCCTGAAGGTGGCCCGCGCAAGGATTCGTTCTGCGCAAGAATGACCGGCATGAAAGAGAAGTTGACTTCCGCAAAGACAGCCAACGACCCCAACAGCCGGATCAACAAAAGCCTTCGGGCGTGGAAATGTTAACAAGGAAACATTATGAAAAATACACCAATGCGCGGTCAATCTGCTACAAAAAGCAAAGCTAACCCCTTCGGCAAGGGCGAATCCGCAAAGATGGAAGCTACCGAAAAGAAAACGGCACCGGGCAAAAAAGCCTATGCTGCTATGGAGAAAAAGTTTGAACCCGGTATGCACAAAGCTAAGAAGTAACCGTGGCAACCAAGTCTAAAGTCAACGCCGCTGGCAACTACACCAAGCCCGAACTGCGCAAGCGGATCGTGTCGCAGGTGAAGTCTGCTGCGGTGCAAGGTACCGGTGCTGGGCAATGGAGCGCAAGAAAAAGCCAGTTGGTCGCAAAAAAATATAAAGCAGCAGGGGGTGGTTATCGTGACTGAGGCTACAAAAACTTGCACAGACTGTGGCGAAACAAAGCAGTTGTCAGCGTTTCGTAGTCGCGGCGGTCAACTGGCGCACCTGTATAAAAGCCACTGCAATACCTGTCTCTACAAACGGCATAAGGATTGGGCGGAGATCAACCAGCACCGAGTGGCTGAGTACCGGGAAAAAGACCCGTGGACTTTAGCCAAGCGTTGTTCCCGGCGGGGGATTACTCCCGAACAACTTGTAGAACGGTATGAGCGACAAGAAGGATGTTGCACAATTTGCAAAGCTGAAGTTGCGTTGATAGATAGTGCGATTGACCACAACCACGAAACAGGTGAGTTTCGTGGCGTACTTTGCAAGCAATGCAACCGGGCATTGGGGATGTTCAAAGACAGCCCTATCATTCTGCGTAACGCCCTAGAATACCTTGACGCATTTGGGAGTTATGGCGATGGTACTTAAACCCCCGCAGAAAAGCCTCAAGGACTGGGGCAACCAAAAATGGAGAACCAAAAGTGGTAAAAAATCTTCTGATACGGGTGAGCGATACCTTCCTGAAGCTGCGATTAAAAGTCTCAGCCCTGCTGAGTACGCTGCAACAACACGTGCAAAGCGCATGGGCAAAGCTGCGGGGAAGCAATTCGTAGCCCAGCCAAAATCTGTCGCAAAGAAAACTGCGCAGTACCGATAGTCAACCAACAAAAGGAAAATCTAGATGAGCAAAATGTACATCCGAGTCAAGGCCGACGGCTTCATTTATGACTTCAACCCGATTTTGGCAAAGAACCCGGACTGCGAAGTCGTGCCCGAGGAGATTGCCTACCCTGAGCGGTTCATCCCTCCGGCTGTTGCCCAGCGTGTTGCAGAGGCTGTAAAGGTTACTGGACGCAAGAAGAAGGGTGCGCTTGACTTATCGACTGATGACATTCCAGAGGCTCCGCCGTATACTCCTGCTGAACTGGCTGAAGAAGCCTCACGAGGATTGCCTGCATGACACCCAACGAAGTCATCACCGAAGCGCGTCGTCTGATCCAAGACACCAAGGTGCCGTTCCGCTACAGCGATTCGGTGCTGCTGGGGTTCGTCAATCAGACGCTCAAGCGCATGGTGATGCTTCGCCCTGATCTGTTTGCGGTAATCGGGGATATTCCGACAACTCCGGCCACCGTGTTGCAAAGCTGCCCTGCGGACTCGACACGATTGATCGAAATCTTCCAAGTCAAGGACGGCGATGCCATCACGGAAGTCAACCGCGAGACACTGGATCGCACAACCCCCGGTTGGGTGCGCGAGACTCCCGGCCAGCCCGTAAACTTCATGCGCCACGTGCGCAATCCCAACAGGTTCTTCTTGTCCCCGGCCCCTGTGGCGGGTGTTGTGCTTATTGGGGAGTACGCCCAGACGCCGCCCGACTACACCCTCAACCAAGAGGTCACGTTCCCCACCGACGCCTACTTCCCCGTAGCCGTGGATGGTGTGGTGTTCTTGGCCGAGTCAATTGACAACGAGCACGTCAACTCAGGCCGCGCCAAGCTGTTCCAAGACTCGTTTATCCAAGGGTTGGGCGTGTCGTTGCAGTCGCGCACAATTACTGATACCGAAGCAGGCGGGCAAGACCCGAAACAGGTGATCTGATGGCCGACCGTACCTTCGCTTCCCTCGTGCCCCGTGTGCAGGCTTCTGTGCCGGGGTGCCCGAACGCCACCATCGTGCAGTACATCCGCGACTCGGCCATCCGCACGTGCGAACGCACGCTGTACTATCGGTACCAAGTGCCGCTGTTCAACTTGTTGCCCGGTGTCAGCGAGTACGCCTACAACAAGCCGGTGACTACCGATGTGCATGTGATGTTTGAGGCCGTCGTCAACAAGCGCCCCTTGGAGCGCCTGACGATGGAGAAAGCCATCGAGTTGTACCCCCAGTGGGCTGACCTCTACAGCGGGCAAGACCCGGCTGTGGCGTGGAGCCTGACGCCTCCAAACGTCTTCAACAGTTTTGAGTACAACGAGGCTCTGTTCAACGACAACTCACCCTACGTGCTGCCTCCTGAAATCGTAGCGGACGGCTCGACCCCGCAGTCGATCTGCCAAGTCAACCCGGACAAGTACATCATCCTGCCGTTGCCTGATGGGCAGGCGACGTATCGGTGCCGCATGTTCTTGGCGCTCAAGCCCAAGCGCAACGCGACCGGGATGGACGAGTTCATTATGGATGAACTGGAAGAAGTCATCATGCACGGGGCGCTGCAACATCTTCTGGTGCTGCCGAGCCAAGCGTGGTCTGATCGTGAGCTTGCTGCGTACCACGCCAAGCAGTACGTGTTCCAGACCGCAGAGCGCCGCGCACGAGCCAATCTCGGGAATGTGCGCGGCACGATGCGGGTGCGGATGCAACCCTTTGGAGCCTGACATGGGAATCAAACTGACCAACAACGCTTTTGCCACCGTACCCAGTGCAGTGTCCAGCACGCAGACATCGCTCACCGTTGCGACGGGTAAGGGGGCGCTGTTTCCCATCCTCGGCGCGACCGATTACTTCTATGCCACCTTGAGCGACGTGAACAGCAACTTCGAGATCGTGAAGGTCACGGCCCGCACAGACGACGTGATGACGATGGTACGTGCCCAAGAGGGTACGCTGGCGATCCCGTTCCCGGCCAACAGCCGCTTCGAGCACCGGATCACTGCGGCGACGATTCTGGCGATCATCGACGAAACAGACGACTACTTGCTTCTCTGAAAGGACACAACATGGCTACCGTAACCCCTGCATTTGATTTCGTCGCCACCCAGTCGGGTAAAACGCCCCGTGTGACGTGGGCGGGCATCGTGACTGGCGACACCCTTACGACGTTCCCTGTCGCCGCACAGGCCGCTGTAGCGGGCGCTGTGCAGTTCGGCGGCACCTTCGGCGGCGCAACCATCGGGCTGCAAGTTTCCAACGACGGCACGACCTACTTCGACATGAGGGACTTGGGCGGCACCGTGATCAGCGCCACAGCGGCTGCGCTGTTTGAGTTCACGACTGCTGCGATGTATATCCGCCCGGTGATCACGGGTGGCGCGGCCAACGCCGTTGACGTGACTGTGGTGCTGCGAGGCTGATATGGCGCTGAACATCGTCCTGATCATGCGGCGCATTCGGAGGCAGACCTCTGCGCTCCTCAACAACCTGCTGCTCGAAGACGGCGATGATATGCTGCAAGAAGACGGCTCGTACATCCTGCTGGAGTAAATATGGGAATTCAACTCAAGAACAACGCCGTAGGCTATCTTGCCACCGCAATCAATGCGTCGGACACAGGTGCCGTGCTCCAGACGGGCAACGGGGCCAGCTTCCCTACACTGGGCGCGACCGACTACTTCTACGCCACGCTGGAGAGCACAGGCGGCACGCTGGAGATCGTGAAGGTCACGGTGCGTTCTGGAGATTCCCTGACCATCACACGTGCGCAGGACGGCTCGACGGCCAACTCGTTTGCTGCCGGGTCGCGGTTTGAGTTGCGCGTGACTGCTGGGTCAGTCGTTGGGTATGTGCAGGATCGCATCGTATCGGTTCGAGATTTTGGGGCCGTCGGGGATGGGGTTACGAACGATACTGCCGCATTTACATTAGCTAGGGCGGTAAATACTCGCTACTTTATTCCAAGTGGAACCTATTTGCTTGACGCATCACCAGATGTTTGGACAGATTGTTTTCAAGCAGCAGGCAACACGTTTATCAAGATTGGCGCAACAACCTACAATGTTAGCAACGCATTTGCTGGTAGATTACGATACAGCGTAGGTAGTAATGTTTTGACTTTTATTGTTGATGCAGTTACTAATAACAATGTTATTGGAATTCAAAACAGTCAGCCCGGAACCGCAACTTATTTTACAAGAGGTTTGGCGTTTATAACTGATAGCCATTTCATTCAAGCGCAGCCAGCGACCAATGGTGGTTCAACAGACCTGTTGTTCCAACGATCTACATTAAACGCTGACCCCGCAGGCAATCGGTTTAGTCTTACATTTGAAGAAAATATAGATCGGTTGTTGTTAAGCTATGCAACCACGGCGAGCGGAGCGCCAGCGTTTGATACTGCTATGCAGATCATTGCAGGGACAGTACCTTCATTAGTGTTTCCTGCGTTGATTTTGAGCATGAAACAAGGCTACACGATTCAAACCCGTGCTTTAGGTGCTTTGGTAATTCAAAACTACCCAACGTCTGATACCACACAAGCCATTCGGGACGCCACAACTGGTAATGTCCTTCAGAAAATAAACAGAACGCGCCAAGATTTGGCTGGCGTTGCTTTTGATACTTTGTTTGACACGCCGCAAGGAGTTACGCAACCACGCATGTTTGGTGGGGTCTTCAGTGATACGGGTAGCACCCGAGATGGTGATCTGCCGATCACGAAGAATCTCTGGAGTACCCTTGGGGCGACCAATGGCAATCAGGTCATCGGCACGCTAATGGTTGCGATTGCAACCAGTGCTGGCAATGTCGGATACCGGGAATCGCGTTTTGTTTTCAACGGCACCACTGTCACGCTAACCGATCTTGTCAACACGCTACCTGTTCAAGTGGTAGCAACCGTTGCTGTGTCTGGTACGAATCTACAGTTCCAAGCCTCATACGCTGGTGGGCTTGGCGCTGGCTGTACAGTCACAGCGATGATCAACTGGTGCGGCGCTGGCCGCTAAATATGAGGAACCAAAATGGCTGATGCAAAAATTTCCGCATTGACAACTGCTTCGGCGTTGGCGGGCACCGAGGTGCTGCCTATTGTGCAGTCCAGTACCACCAAGAAAGTGGCGGTTAACGATCTCACGGTAAAAAACATCCGGTCGAACGCGACAACTGGTTTGCTCCAGATCGCTGGGCCTACTGCTGCGGCGACTCGCACAATGACTGTGCCCGACGCAAATTTTACTGCGGCACGTACCGACGCAGCGCAGACGTTTACGGGCGTGCAGACGTTCTCCAGCGATTTGGTTGTCAACGGAATTGCTGTTGGTAAGGGCGCGAGCAGTGTCGCGACGAATACGGCGGTTGGTGTTAGTGCGCTGGCTGCAAACGTTGCGGGAAGTTTGAATGCGGCGTTTGGGCGCACAGCTTTGATGCTGAACACGAGTGGCATTGAAAACACCGCAATTGGTGGCAACGCATTGCAATCAAATGTTGGTGGTAATTCTAATGTTGGCGTTGGAACGTACAGTCTTGTTTTAAACGTCTCGGGTGCAGCAAATACCGGCGTAGGCTGGGGGTCGTTGCGTTCGGCAACGGCTTCGAACAACACCGGCTGCGGATTTTATGCTGGTTACGACCTGACGACAGGTTCAAATTGCGGGTTTTTTGGATACAACGCGCAACCATCCGCTGCTGGTGTCAGCAATGAATATACCTACGGCGACGCCAACGTAACCAAGCACAGGTTTGTCGGTGGGGATATTGTGATCGGCACCTCGGGCAAAGGCATCGACTTTTCTGCGACCGGCCAAGCTACTGGTATGACCAGTGAGTTGTTGTCTGATTATGAGGAAGGTACATTTACTGCAACGCTTACAACAACCACTGGCTCAATTACGCTGTCAAGCGCGGTAAACGAATGCTCATATACAAAAGTTGGCCGACAGGTTACGGTAACAGGCTTGATTATTGTCAGTTCTGTATCTTCTCCAACTGGTGGTGTGTCGATGAACTTGCCGTTTGCCGTAGGTGGTGGTGCGGAATCATCACTTGGTGGTGGAACTTTTGTAGTTTATCAAGACGCTCCGACCTACGTTACCACTCTTGAAGAAGCTACATTCGAGGAAAGCGCATCATCCCTGACAATAAATATGAATGCTGCTTTGATTGGTGCCGACGACCAATTTCGCTTTAGCTTCACTTATTTCACATAAGGAGCAAATATGGCTCTGACAAAAGTAACTTATTCAATGATACTTGGCGAATGCGCCAATGTACTTGATTTTGGCGCTGACCCAACAGGTGTTGCAGACAGCACTTCGGCTTTTGTAGCTGCTATTGCTGCGAAACAAAAAATATACGTTCCATCTGGAACGTATAAAACTAACACAATTTCTCTACCAATTAACATTGGTACAGGTTTAATAATTCTTGGCGAAAACAAAGAGACAACGATTCTCCAAGCGTTGAACACCAACTCGCCAATTTTCGCCGCAGCGGATGTTTTTGCGGCAAACAACTACATTGCAAATTTCACGCTGAAAGCACACGCCTCTGGCTCCACCGGGCCAGCGGTAAACATGAAGAACATTTCGTTCAGCACGTTTGAAAGCATCAATTTCCAAAAAACCGGCACCGGCACTTGGTCAACCGGGTTTTATCTGTACGCCAAAGACACCGCACCTTACGGTCACTGCTACGTCAACTACATCAAAGACGTAACGGTCAATGAGGCTTGCATTGCCTACGCGGTTTTTCTGCTGGAAAACAACCCCAATGCACATCGTATTTCTGAAGTATCTGTTGGCCCCAGACTTGGGGCGTCAAACTTTAGCATCCCATACATCGTTAAATTTCTTGAAACAGCGACATCTCCAGTTGGTATCACTATGGAAAAATTCCATGTGGAATGCCAGATTGGGACTCAAAGTTTTGACTTTGGCAATAACGCAGGAAACATCGTCGTAAAAGACAGTTGGAACGAAACCGACAATGCTGCTTTTAACATTGCCAACACATCAAAAGTGTCTTTGTTTAATGTTGCGATGAATGGGTTGAGCTACCCCGCAAACCTACCTTTAAATTTTGGCAGAATAGGCAATTCTTTTATTGACGGCGTTAACACCTCGGGCATGGCCGATGTGCTGCAACAAACGCAAGCAATTGTTTTTACAAATCCTGCTGTTAATCTAGCAAATGCTAACGCTTTAGACGATTATGAGGAATCTACGTTTACGGTAACTGCCGTTCCGCAAACAAGCGGAACAATTACACTGACGGCGGCAATCAATAGTTTGGGCGTTGTAAAAGTTGGCTCTTTGGTAACTGTAACGGGAATGATTGCGGTTAATTCTGTTGCGTCTCCGGTTGGCAGTTATATAAGGATTGCCAATCTCCCGTTTGCAGTAAAAGACCTAGCTGAAAACGCTGGCGAAGGCGCATCAACTTGCTGGTGGTTTGACAATAGCACAACCACATACACGGCGATTCCGTGCATTTGGTTTGAGGGTAACAGCTATGTTGACTTGATTGTTAGTGCTGCGTCAATTGCAGCTAGCGATCAGTTTAAATTCAACTTTTCATATTTTGCAGATTAACCGTGCCAGTGCGGAACACTGGAATTTGATTTTGATTGGAGTATCAAAATGGCTCTCGAAAAAGTTATCTCTGTTGACCGTATTGAAGTTCTTGAATCGGGCACTGTGCAAGTTCGCACCAAGACAGCCATTATGGAGGACGGCAAGCAGATCAGCGGCACGTTCCACCGCCATGTCGTTGCCCCCGGAGATGACTACAGCGCCGAAGATGCGCGTGTGCAAGCCATCTGTGCAGCGACACACACTGCCGAAGTTGTTGCTGCTTACCAAGCTGCACAGGCTGCGCAGGCGATGTCTACACCGCAGGGGTAAAGCTTGATGGATCAGACGATTGTCAACTGGTTGTTTGCAGGACTAGGTGCCGCCTTTGGGTGGGTGCTGAAGGTCGTCTGGGATGCCATTAAAGAATTGAAGGCCGACATGAAGCAGATCGAACGTGACCTCCCTGAAGTCTACGTCCGCAAGGACGACTTCAAAGTTGCAATGACTGACATCAAGGACGACTTCAAGGAGTTGAAGCACGACATGAAAGACGGCTTCAACAAGATCGACAGTACTCTCGGGCTGCTGTTCAAAAAGCTCGAATCCAAGTCCAACAAGGAGTAAATCATGCCCGGAATGATGATGAAAAAAGACAAGCCCGCCGTTATGCCTATGGCCTACAAAAAAGGCGGCGCGGTCAAAAAGCCCATGCCCTACGAAAAGGGCGGCATGATACCTAAAGCAATGCACAAAATGCCTGATGGCAAGATGATGCCCGGTGGCAAGCACGGCTCCGCCAAGACTAAAAAGTAAGTGCGATGATTGATCCGATCACCGCCTTTGCTGTAGCCCAAGGGGCAATCAAAGGCGTCCAAGCCGCAATCAAAATGGGCAAGGACATCAATAGCATCAGCGGTGATCTGATGAAGTTTTTCGAGGCGAAGGATGTCATCGCAAAAGAGTCGGTCAAAAAGCCCAAGTTTGGCAAGAGCGATACGGCGGTGGCGTTTGAGACGGTGATGCAACTCAAGCAGCTTCAGGATGCTGAGAACGAATTAAAACAGATGCTGATCTGGTCAGGTAATGATGATGTCTGGAACGCCATCATGTTGGAGCGTAACCGCATGGTTACAGAGCGAAAAAAGGCAGAGGCTGAAGTAGCTCACGCCAAGGCGGTAAGAGCAGAGGAAATTAGCGACATTGTGAATTTTGGATTGTGGACTGCGCTGGTGTCATCCATAGTCGGATTAGTGGCGTATTTGACTTGGCAAATTGTTGGAGATGGAAGATGAATGATGACAAAGGCGCACTGATTGAGAATGCTACGTTTGCGATACTGCCGCTGCTGTTTAGCTGCGTTGTGTATCTGAGGAGCGCCTTGTCCAACTTGAGCCATGAGGTGACTATCCTTAACAGCAAGATTTCCCTTGTTGTCACATCCGACAACAAACAGGCGTCTAACAGTGGCGCTGAGTTGGCAAGAGAAAAGCTGCGACAGGATTTGGAAAAGGAAATCCAAAAGAACCGAGATGACATCATGCACAACAGACAAGAGATTGCCGTCATCAACACAAAGTTGGAGAAGAAATAATGGATTGGCTTAAACAAATTGCACCGACGATTGCTACTGCAATGGGTGGCCCACTGGCGGGCATGGCTGTGTCCGCTATCTCCAAGGCCATTGGGGTTGACCCTGACAAAGTTGGCGACATGATCTCCAACAACAAACTGTCAGCCGAGCAGATCGCACAGGTCAAGATTGCCGAGATCGAACTGCAAAAGCAAGCACAGGAGTTGGGCCTAAACTTTGAAAAGTTGGAGGTCGAAGACAGGAAATCAGCACGGGAGATGCAGGCCACAACGCGCTCTATGATGCCGCCAATTTTGGCTGGTACTGTGACCGTTGGTTTCTTTGGAATCATGGTGATGATGTTCTTCAACAAGATCGACTCTAACAACCCCGCCATCTTGATGATGCTCGGCTCGCTCGGCACCGCATGGACGGGCATCATTGCCTATTATTTTGGCAGCAGTGCTGGCTCGCAAGCCAAGACCGACCTGCTCTCTAAGTCAGGGCCAGTAAAATGAACCTGACCGAAAACTTCACGCTGTCCGAGATGACCAAGAGCGAGACGGCGCTGCGCCACGACATGGACAACTCGCCGCCCCAAGAGATCACCAGCAACTTGCAGGCGCTGGCTGTCCACGTACTGCAACCTGTGCGTGACCACTACGGCAAGGGCGTGAAAGTCAACTCTGGGTACCGCAGCCCCGATGTCAACGCCAAGGTCGGCGGCTCACGCACATCTGACCACTGCCGGGGTATGGCTGCGGACATCGAGATTCCGGGTGTCCCCAACCATGAGTTGGCCGAGTGGATTCGCAGCAATCTTTTGTTTACTCAGGTGATCCTTGAGTTCTATACTCAGGGTGTGCCGGACAGCGGCTGGGTGCATGTGTCATATGACCACGAAAACCTGAAGAAGCAGGCGCTGACTGCCGTCAAGGAAGACGGCAAAACGGTTTACCTACAAGGACTGGTCGCGTAATGGCTGGCGTCAAGATCATAGGCTTCCTCGGTACCGCACCGAAAATTTCGCCGGAGTTGCTTCCCAACACGGCGGGCCAAATTGCGAACAACTGCAAGCTGTACTCCGGTGATCTGATCCCCTATCCACAACCTGTTGTGATTGCAAATACAGCCCGCACGGGCGCAATCAAGACGCTGTTCGCGCTGCGCGACCCAGACACTGATGAGAAGAAGTGGCTCTCGTGGCTCACTGATGTGGACATCGCTGTCGCCTCCAAGACTGACAAGGATGAGCAACGGTTCTACTACTCGGGCGACGGTAAGCCCAAGGTCAGCAACTACGAACTGGCAACGACTGGCGCAGCGCCGTACCCCACGGGGTACTATGACCTCGGACTGGCACCGCCTGATGATGCGCTACAACTGACAACGACCGCTGGAACCTTCACCGAGAAGACGACTACTTCGTATGCCCGTGATGCAGCCAACATCGTCACCATCGTGACCTCCGCAGTGCATGGTCTGCGCACTGGCAACTCTGTGTCCATCTCCGGGTTTAGCTACATCAACGGCACATACACGCAGACAGGATCGACCCGCACTGGCACCTATAACCAGAATTCTGGCACACTGTCGCTGACCGTCGTGATTACTAATCATGGTCTTCAAACCGGCATGGTGACAAACCTCCAGTTCAGCGCCGACCCCACCATTGACGGCGCGTACTCGGTCAGCGTGATTGACAAGGACACTTTTGCTATCACAGCCCCGGTAGCAGCCGCTCGGTCGGGCAACATTACGTGGGTAAACTCGGGCACTACAACCATTCAGGTTACGCTTACCGCCCACGGATTGTCAAACGGCGCACAGGTGACGTTGGATTTCACATCTGGTACTGCCACCGACGGCACGTACACTGTCACCAATGTCGCGGCCAACACGTTTGACATCATCACAACGGTGCCCAACACGACCAGCGGCACTGTGAAGTGGGACATCCGCAACCTGAACGCGACCAACGTCGAATGCACAGTCACCAACACAACGACCTTCACTTACTTCAGCCCCGGCCCCCAGATCACTACAACCACGAGCAGTGCTGGTAAGGTCAACCTCGGTGGGCTGACGCAAGCGCGGTCATACACCTTCACATGGATTACACCTTGGGACGAGGAGTCCATCGCGGCCAAGCCGTCCGACGACTTGTTTATCAAGGAAGGCATCTCTGTCACGGTGTCCAACATCCCCACGGTCAAACCGTCTGGCAACAACTTTGTGCGTGGTGTGAAGCTCTATCGCACGCTGGCGGCTGCGTCGGGCACGGAGTTCTACTTGCTCCAGACCCTGTGGTTTCCTACCGGGTTGGCCTCGGTGCAGCGCACAGCCAACGTCTCGCGTGTCGCACTGATCTTCCCCCACAACCTGTCGGTCGATGATCGCTTCAAGATCAGTGGTTGCACCGTGGCGTCCTTCGACATCACGGGTGGCATCGTCACGGATGTGATTGACGATTACACGTTCGAGTACGCGCAGGTGGCAGGGAACGTTGGCAACACCATCGTAGCCGCAGGCACCATGTTCCATGATGTCTCTGAGAACCCGCCCACCACGACTGCGCGGTACTGGGGTGATGGCGGTGTGTACACCTTCCTCGATGACTTTGACTCGCGTGACCTGTTTGACATCCTTGCCACGGACAACTACGACGCGCCGCCCGAAGACTTGCAGGGGTTGACCGCCATCCAAAACAACATCCTCGTGGGCTTTGTCGGCAACACGTTGTACTTCTCCGAGCCGAGTGCCCCGCACGCATGGCCTGCTTCGTATGCTGTCAACCTCGAACACAACGTCGTGGGTATCGCGGCGATCAGCGGCTCTACGCTGGTGACGACAGACTCGTACCCGTACATCGTCTCGGGGTCTGACCCAGCCAATGGCATGTCCACAGCGCGGATCGACGCCAACTTTCCGTGCCTGAACAAGAACAGCATAGTGACGATGGGCTATGGCATCGTGTATTCCACGCACGACGGACTGGCGGTGTATTCGCCCAGCAGTGGCGCGGGCATCATCACCAAGCTGCTGTACAACAACGACACGTGGCAGTCCACTATCAGCCCCAAGACGGTGGTGGCTGAGTACTACGGCGATAACTACTTCGCCTCGCATTCGACGGGTGCCTTCATCTTCGAGCAGGACGCCAAGGTCGGCGGGTTCTTCGTCAACGCAGACTACAGCTTCTCGGCTTCGTTCTATGACTCCATCGACGGCATCGTGTACTACGTCAGCGGCACCAATGGTGACATCTACGAATGGGACAACCTTGCGCAGCCGCCTGTAATTCAGGAGTGGAAGTCCAAGGTCATCGTTACCAAAGACATGATCAACCTCGGCGCAGCGCGGGTGGTTGCAGACTACTCCACCGTGACACAGACATGGGATGCCGATGTGCAGGTGTGGAACAACGCATTGACCAACTGGAACACGGCGGACGAGATTACGTTTTACCTCTGGGTAAACAAGCAACTGATCTTTACGACAGCAGTCAATGATGTAGATGGGTTCCGCCTGCCGACCGGGTACCGTACCGATACATTTGAGGTTGGTGTCGAAGGCAACATTCGGGTTCGTGCCATCTATCTGGCCGAAACCATGCTTGGATTGAGGGAGGTCTGATGGCAACACGTGGCCCACGCTTCACAGCGATACCGTCTATCCCGCAAGGCGGGCTGAGTGATTGGCAGTTCAACACCCTGACTGCCATGAAAGAGAACATCGAGTTGCTGACTGGCGCTCGGGGTGCCGACAACTCAGTCCGTGCTGTTGTCAAGGGTCAAGTTACGGTGTCCAACCCGGCGACCCAGAACATGACTCGCGTGACTGCGCAGGGCACGGGTTATACAATAGGCGGGGCGACTGTGCCGAGCCTTGACGATTATGGTAAGTTGGTGTCTGATGTTCAGCAGCTTGCAAATGACGTAGCCAATTTACGAGCAACGGTGAACACGTTGATCAACCAACTGAAAGGATGAACATGCAGAACCCCTACAACATGTCGATGCCCGATATTCCACCGGCGCTTGCAAGCATTTTGAATGTCGGCAGCGCAGGCACCCCTTCAATGAATACACCCCCAATGGCTGGCCTGTCGGGCGGCATGGGCGGCGCGGCAACTTTCGCTCCATCGTACCAAGCTGGCGGCATGATTGGTTCCGGCGGTGCGCCTGATATGGCCGGTATGTCCAGTATGCCCGGTGCAGGTATGAGCGCCGGTACGGGCGTTGGTGTCAGTGAGCAGGCAGTTGGACAGGGCGGCACAATGTCGCCCCAGATGCTGGAGATGCAGGTCAACCAGTTTGCCACGCAGAACCCACAACAGGTTGCGGCCATCCGGGTAGCGATCCAGCAGGTCATGCAGACCGGCGAGTTGACACAGCAAGAACTTAACATGGTTGTCCAGTTAGCAACAGTTGCTGCACAGAACCCCGAGATGTATCCTTACGTCCGCAAGTTTGCCATCCAAAACGGTATCGCCACCGAGCAGGACTTGCCGCCCCAGTACGATCAAGGTCTGGTGTTTGTTCTGTTGCTTGCGGCCCGTGCCATACAGGCTGACACCGGTGGTCAGAACATGATGCAAGGCGGTTCTCCCGCAATGGCCGGTGGCCCCGAGATCAGCGCCTCCCAAGTCTCCAGCGGCGCAGTGCCGTCGATGGCCCGTGGCGGTATGACCCCTGACTCCAGAAAGACCGATGGCTCTGTACTGATCAACGCCCATGAGGGAGAATTCGTTATCCCCGCCAACGTCGTGAAGATGAAGGGCAAAGAGTTCTTCGACAGCTTGGTTGAGAAATACAAGGACGCATGATGACAGACATGACCATTGAGATGTTGACACCTGAACGAGTCACTGAGTTGTGGCCGGTTCTGGAGCCGCATTTTGACGCTGCATGTAAAGGCAATGAGATTGCCAAAGACGAACTGGACGCCAAGGATATTTACGTCCTTGCAATCGCTGGACTGGTTGCAGTCTTTGTTGGATTCGAGGACGGCGAGCCTGCTTGTGTGATGGGCATTCAGTTCAACACCGCCAACGGTAAGAAGGGCGCAGATGTGATGGCGCTCGCTGGCCGTGGTTTGATGAGATTCAAATCTGCATATTGGCACATCATCCTTGAATGGCTCAAAGCCAACGGGGTGGAGTTCCTTGATGCGTATGCACCTGAGCGTCTTGCAAAGATTTATATGAACCGTTTCGGGTTCAACAAGTCATGTATGTACGTCAGGATGGCCCTATAAGGAGATCGAAATGAGCAATGCCGTAAAAACTATCATCGGGGTTGCAGTTGCAATCGCCATTCCATTTGCTGCTCCGGCTATCGCCGGGGCAATCGGCGCATCGGCGGGTATCACTGCGGCCACGTTCGGCATGTCCGCAACTGTCGGTAGTGTGCTGGGTTCCGCAGCCGTAGGCGCAGCACTGGGAGGCGCATCACAGGCGGTACTCGGTGGCGACGTTGGGCGAGGGGCATTGCTGGGGGCGATTGGAGGAGGCATCGGGGGGTATACCACTGCACCGACTGCTGCTGGAGGCGGAGTTACTCCCGCCGCTGGAACCGCAGCACCCACCGCCGCGACGACCACCGCAGGGGTTTCCCCCGTAGACTACAGCCTTGGTACAGGTGGTACATCGGGTCTTAGCGGTGCCACAGGCGGTGGCGGTGCGGGGCTGACAATGCCCACCTCGTTCGGCGGTGCAGGAGCGCCCACCGGATTGGCCGGTGCTGGTGGCCCAGCCGGGTTCACTGGCGCGGACTACAGCCTCGCATCTGGGGCACAGTTCCCCACTGTGGGCCTCAACCCCGCTACGGCTGGCTTCGGTCTGCGGGCCGCTGATCCGGGCTTCTTCCAAGCTGGTGTGTCCAACGCACTGACAACGGGCACCCCGATTGACTACAGTCTTGGTGCTTACGCTCCATCGTCAACCGGTTTGCAGGTCGCATCGGTCAATCCGGTTACAGGCGGCACTCAAGTCACGACTGGTGCAGGTACTGCCCAGTCAACAACTCCGATCTCTCAGTACTCGGGCGGTTCCTACGTTGGCCCCACCGGCGCTGCTACAGGCGGCACGATTGCTGCTGGCACAGGTACAGGCGCAACGGCTGCGGACAAGCCCACCACGTTCATGGATGCGTTGTCCAAGGTGCCCGGTGAGATCGCCGCCAAGTTCAATGATCCGAAGGCGCTGGCTGATCTGACATTGCGGGCCGCAGGCCAACTGGCTGGCTCCGTCATTGCTGGCGATGGCCTATCAGACCAAGAGCGTGCCTTGCTGACCGCGCAAACAGACGAGTTGCGTACCCTCCAGCAGACCAACGCTGGCTTGTTTGCACAGCGACTGGAGCAGGCACAGAACCTTATGGGCGAATCCAAGTATTTCGACCCTGAGTACTTCGGCTTGCAACGCGCACGCCGCGCCCAGACTGCCGCAGCCAAAGCCAAACGTGCTGGGCTGCGTGGCCTTGAAGGTGCGGGTCGGGCTGCGGAAGCACGTCGCTTTGATCTGGCAACTGCCCGTGATGTGGGCACGTCGTTTGATCAAGGCTATCTCACTGGTGTGGGTGGCCGCTTGCAAACCATGCAGGCCGGTATGCAGATGATGCCTACAAGCTACCCGTCCAGTATGGGCGACTACACGAACTTGCGTGGTGCGTACACCGCAGCAAATCAGCGGGCGCGGGAGACTCAAGGCGACATTGGCAACTTGTTCGGTTCCCTGACCGGGGGCCAGCGGT